GTGTAGAGTGCAAAAAGATTGACCTGACAAAGCTGAAAGAGCACCGGACGGAGGTCCGCATCAAGGCAAGGTCAACCGATGAAGAAGAAAAAGACATGGCGGAAATCCTGAAGAAGTTCTGGAAGCGTCAGGCTAATTCAGTACTTCCGAAAATCGGCGCGGGGTCATCCGAATGGTGGGATGAAGATCGATGGAACGATGAGCTCACGGAAGACATAATCCCGCTGGTGAATAAAATCTCAGACGCACACGGCAAAGAGACCGCCGAAGTTATCGGCTTTGAATTTGACACCGAGCGCACACGGAAATATCTGGCGGCTCTGGCTTCCGGACGTGCGTATGCGATCAACGTGGCAACGAAGCGAAAGCTGGAAGAGGCGATCGAGGCAGAGGAAGACGAAGAGCTGACACCGTCACATGTTTTCAAGCTTCGCGAAGACCGTGACAGCATCACATTCGGACGGTCCATTGCGATCGGCGTGGCCGGATGGGCAGCAACACATGAAGCTCCACAGCAAGCTGCTGACAGAGGCATCCAGAAGACGGTTGAAAAGCAGTGGGTCACCGGAGACAATCCGAGACCCGAACACGCCATGATGAATGGCGAGAGAGTTCCGATTGATGAGCCGTTTTCGAATGGGTGCGAGTGGCCAGGAGATGAAAGCGGAGATCCGGATACAACATGCGGATGCAACTGCTCCACGGAAGTTGTCATCACGTTTTAAGGAGGTTACCAATGGCACATCTTTATAAATCATTTGAGTTGAAAGCCGATGAAGGAAACGGCGAAATCAGCGGATATTTCTCGACATACGACAGGATCCCGGACAGCTACGGTGACGTGATCGCGAAGGGAGCATTCACTGAGACAATCCAAAAAAGAAAAGAATCAGGGCACCCGTTCCCGCTCTGCTGGAATCACGACCTCGACCAGATCATCGGAAAAGTAAACGACATAGAAGATACTGATAAAGGCCCGCACATGACTGCGAGCTTTTTTGATACCCAGCTCGCCCAGGAAAAGCGCGAGATCGTGAAGAGCGGCGTGGTATATCAGTTCTCATTTGCTTATGACGTTCTGGAAGCAGGACCGGTCGAGCTGGAAGACGGAGTGAAGGCGAACGAACTCCGGAAGCTGGATCTTTTTGAGATCTCGATCGTGCCGATCCCGGCAAACCAGAACGCGGTCATGACGGAAGTGAAGTCGGAAGAGGCTGAGAAAAAGGAAATCGCGACGGTGACAGTCAAAGTCGTGCCGGAACTTGACGAAGATGCGATGGATGCGATCAAGAAACGCATGGAAAAGGCCGGCAGACGGAACAGGAAGTCCGATGAGGACATCATAAAGCAGATCATTTCTCTCGCCAACCAGCTCCTGGATGACGAGGTGAATGAAGCAGACAAACCCGATGAAGGGGAGGACGATCTGGAAGCCAACGCGGCGGCGGAGGAGCGGAAGGAAAGCAACCCGGAAAAGGAAAGGCTGCTGGAATATATCAAATCCTTAGAAATGGAGGGCTAACAAATGACTCTTAAAGAAGAGCTCAAAGCCAAAAAGGAAGCCCTTGCCGCGCTGAAGGATCGCATTGAAGCCAACGAGGCGGACGCGATTGAGGAAGGCGTGAAATTACAGGGCGAAATCGAAACCAAAGAAGCCGAGATCGCAAACGCCGAAAAGAAGGCGTCCCTGCTTAATGTGATCGGCAAACCCGAGAAGGAGGAATCCATCATGGAAGAAAAATCCGGACTCAAGGCTCTTGACCTTGAATATCTCAAAGCAAACCGTGGCGCTGTCCAGACCTTTATCAAGGCCGCGACCGATCCGGTTACAGCACCGACAATCCCCTATGTCAGCCAGAACGTCGCTGAGATCAAATACCAGCTCGGCGTAAGAGACCTGTTCAGCACCGAAGCGATCAGCGGAAACTCTTACACCTATTTCCGCATGGGTGCGTCTGATCTTCCGGCGAACTTTGACGGTACGACCGCTCAGGGCGCTGAGAAGCCGCAGATCCATCCGACTTATACGCCTGTCACCGCTGCCCTCGTCAAGAAGGCTGCTCACCTCAAAGAGACCGACGAGCTTCTGAACGATGCCCCGTATCTTGAGAGCGTTGTAAGAGGCCGTGGCGTTTACGAGCTCCAGAAAACGATCGAGGCTTACCTGGTATCCACGCTGCTCGGAACTTCCGGCATTGACGTGACTGTCAACTCCGGCATCAGCTTCGACAATCTGCTGAAAGCAAAGATGGCTGTTAATGCTAACACCGGCTATGACGCTGACGCGATCATCATCAACCCGGCTGACCTTCAGACTCTGCTTCTTACCAAAGACGGCGGTCAGACTGGTCAGTACCTGATGGGCGGTCCGGCATATGCTCCGTATGGTAATGGCACATATGGTGCATACCTTCCAATCTGGGGCATGAAGGTTGTCGCGACTTCCGCGATCAGCTCCGGCACTGCTATCGTTGGCGCGTTCAAGGCTTGCGCTTCCGTCATCACCAAGGCGGGCGAAGGTTTCAGAGTTGAAGTTGCCAACCAGAACGAAGACGACTTCGTAAAGAACATGGTTACGGTCCGCATCGAGGAACGGATCCTTGAAGCGGTTCGCCTTCCGGGCGGCTTTGCGAAGGTCTTCACGGCCTAATCAAAAACAATCGGGGGTCGCTTCGGCGGCTCCTGATAGAAAGGTGGCATAATGCTTAAATATTATCTTATGCCGAACGGCCATATTTACCAGTACGAAGAGGATGAAGCTCCGGAGTGTGCTGTATTGGTCGAGGTAAAAAAGGAAAAAGCAGCGGAACCGGCTAACAAGGCGGTTAAACCGGCGAACAAGACCCGAAAGGCGGCGAAAAAATGAGCTTGCTGACGACATGGGGATACAGCCTCACAGACGTTGACAGCCTTCCTGACCTGCTTACGGTGGCCGAGTTCAATACGTTCACCGGCAACAAATACGCAGGCATGACGAACCAGGTAGAGGCTGAAATTTCATCGGCGAGCGGTGCGATCCGAAATTTTGTCGGATGGCATCTCGGACCGTCAGCATCCTGTGAGCTGAACACAACATTTCTCGATCGGCGGGTTGTACGGATTGGCGGAGACGTCCTCATCCAGCTTCCGGCGCGTTATGTCACCAGTGTGGCTTCTGTAGCAATCAACGGAGCCACATGCAGCCACTTTGTTATTGATCCGAATGGATTGCTTCGTGTTATCGGTGTGGGTGTGGTTAATTATTATGCTCCGGTTGTTGTGAATTACACTGCTGGATTGCCGGATTCCCTGCTCGCACCGATTAAGGAGTTGATGGCGCATCGTGTGACTCATGCGGTGGCAGTCCCTTCCGGTATCACCGCAGAGGCTTCTGGCGGCGTTTCGGTCACGTACAATGCAAACTGGATCAACAACAGCAGAGCAACAGCGCTGGCCGGTGACAACAAAGAATTGCTGATCCCTTATAAGGTGGAGGGGGTGTATTAAATGCCTCTTATATCCTTTTGGACGCAGTCAATCATCCGGATCCGACCGAAAAGAACAACATCCAGAGGCTCGATCGTCTACGATTGGAGCGATCCCACAAGGCTTGAAATCACGGAATGCTCAGTGCAGCCGACAAGTACGTCGCTGTCACAGGACGGACGTGTCCAGGGCATCACGGACGGCCTTACGGTCTACGCTCCGCTTGACGCAGATGTGCAGGCTGGAGACCGGATAGAGTTTAACAACAATGTTTACACAATCAACGGTGATCCTCTTATCTGGCCGGGAGCCGGAAGACTCGCACATATCCAGCTTAACCTCGTGAGGTGGCGCGGATGAGTGTGTTCAAAGTTCAATACCATCCACAGGGATTTGCAGAATGCCTTAATGGACTTTCCAGCGAGGTGCAGGCAGCGGCTGAAAATATCGCGGTCCGTGCATCGTCATACGTCACAAAAGGCAGCGGATTCCATGTCGAGATGACAAACGAGCCTCGGTATATGGATTCGTCTTATGGCGTTGCCAGGCCGGTGGCTCATGTAGTAGCAGATGACGACGCAAGTGCAGCAGAGGAAGCGGAAGACAAAATCCTTAGCAAGGCGGTGATGTAATGAAGATCTATAAGAGCATAGACATTGAGGAAGAGGTCCGACAGGCTCTCGAACTGTATCTGAATGTTTATTGCAGACCGCTGCCAGCTGAGTATTCACTTCCTAATATCCTCGTTTCGCAGGTAGGCGGCTCTGACTCACAGACGATCGACACATTTTCTGTCGTTATTGATTCCAGAGCGGAGACCGAAGCTGAGGCGCTTGATTATCTTAATCAGGCCACGGCACTGCTCAAGGCAATCGCCAAAGAGCAGACAACTGCGATGCGGCACGTCACTGTAAATTCCATTGGGTCATGGGGAAATGATCCAGTGAGGCCGGATCTGGCTATGTGCTCGGCACGGCTTGAAATCGTAGCGCATCAGCGCGAGATGGAAGCAGAACAACAGTACCGGCGAATCGTAACTGAAGAAGTATCCTACATTATTGCAAAAATATAAAGGAGCAACAGTATGGATGTTAAACTTGGCCTCGGTCTTGCGACCGGGATGTTTTATCATGCGCCGGCTGGCACGGTTCTGCCGACAGATCCGACGGAGACGATTCCGGCAACATGGAAGCACGTCGGCGATGTGTCCGACGCCGGAATCACTCTTGCGCTTAATAAGAGCGCGACGAACCTGAAAAACTGGGCGAACAAGATCAAACGAGTCATCATGACGGACCACTCGGAGACCATCCAGGCGCCGATCATGGACACGGTAGAAGAAGCCCTTAAGACGGTTGTCGGCGCGAGCAATGTGACAACGGCAAACGGTGTCATCACCGTGAACCTGTCTGACGGAGATCTTCCGGAACAGGAAGCATTCCTCTGGGTCATGAAAGACGGCGATGACATGATTATGATCGGCTGCTCTTATGGGCAGGTTTCTGCGGTCGATAATGTCACATTTGCGCCGGGTGCGGCGATCAACTGGACGCCGACGATCACGGCCATGGGCGATGACGGCTTTAAGCTGATCATGAAAGAAGGGTGAGCTATTAAGGGGGCAGGACACATGCAGTGCTCTGCCCTTTGATTTTTAGAGGATAAGGAGAAGGTATGGCTGAGTTCACATTAAAGGAACGAGAACCGGAATGGCTGAAGCTCAACATCGGCGATGAGAGCTTTAACATCCCGCTCGCAACGAGCATGACACTTGAAGAGGCGCATTCCATGAACGAGATGGACAGCGCTATTTCTTTTTTCAAAAAATACATCCGCGATGACGTCGCGAACTCCCTGACTCTTCTGAATTACCGAGACATCATTACGGCGTGGAAGAACGCCTCCGAGGTTGTAATGCAGCAGGGAGACGTGGCGCCGGGGGAATCATAAGCCTTGCGAAGATCATAGCTGACCATCGTGAGGCGATTGAGTACGACTTACTGACCAGAACAGGATATCAGCTGTCTGACATCGGCAACTCATTAGGATGGCCGGCAGTTAGGGCATTTATTAACCATGAGCCGGTCGATTCCGCATTCGTGCGTGAATTGCATCCAGAGTTCTCAACATGGGCAACGACAGCGAAGACGAACGCGATCCTCGCAGACATCTTCGATATCCTGGCTAACATCAATTCGAACCTTGTAGCACTTGGATCCGGAAAACCGGCAAAGAAGCCGAAGCCGTATCCGAGGCCAGTGAAAAAAGAGCCGGAAAACGTGAAGCATTTCGGACGAGATCCGCTGCCGCCTGACGAGCTCCGGAGATGGTTCGAGGAAAAGAGGAAAAATGCCGGTAGTAGCATCAGCGACACTGGAAGTGACTCCGGTCCTGTCCGGAGCGCAGCAGTCATTAACTGAACAATTATCAGGGGCCGCAGTACCAGCTGCCGATAAGGCCGGCGAAGAATCCGGCGGAATATTATCGAGTTCACTTGCCAAAGGTATTGCTAAGGGCTCCGCTGTGGTTGCTGGCGCTGTTGCGGCGGTTGGCGGTGCACTGGTAGGCACTGCTGCCAAAACGGCAGAATATGGCGACCAGATTGACAAAGCGAGCCAGAAGCTCGGCGTAAGCTCCACATTCTATCAGGAATGGGAGGCAGTCCTTCAGCATTCCGGCACGAGCATGGGGAGCATGACGGCATCCTTTAAAAAGCTTGCTACAGCTTCTCAGGACGCGTCTAAGGACCAGGTTGCCGCGTTCGAGGCTATCGGCCTTAGCATGGACCAGGTCAAGAGCATGTCGACGGAGGAGCTCTTCACGAACGTCATTTCCGGCTTGCAGGGAATGGAAGAGGGCACGGAGCGGACTGCTCTGGCCACGGAACTGCTCGGAAAAGGCGCGATGGAAATGGGCGCTCTGCTCAACACATCCGCTGAAGATACGCAGGGAATGATCGACCGGGTGCATGAGCTCGGCGGGGTCATGGACGAGGCATCAGTCAAAGATGCAGCCGCATTCCAGGACAGCCTTCAGGACATGAAAGCATCCTTCACAGGCATCCGAAACAGCCTCGCAAGCGGTCTTATGCCGGTGCTTTCTGGGTTCATGGATAAAGTCGGCGACTTCGTAGCAAATGCGGATCTGTCGCCGCTTACAGACATGTTTAGCGGTGCCTTCGATGCTGTGGCGGAGTTTGTATCCAGTCTTGACATCGAGGCGATCGGCGAGACCTTCCAGTCCGTTATGAGCGGGATCGGCGATGCGGTGAGCACTGCCTGGGACGTCATTCAGACGGTCTTCACGGCTATAACGGACGGCCTCAGCGTCATTACTGATTCACTCGGCGAGACAGACGTGAGCTGGTCGGATGTCTGGGGCGAGATTTCGTCGATCATCTCCAGTGCTTCTGAAGTTGTAAGCCAGGCGATCAGCGTTATTTCACAGGCCATTGCATGGCTCGTTACGCAGGCACAGACAGAAGGCACAGTATTCAACGCAATCTGGAAAAATATCCAGATCGCCGTGCAAACTGCCCGTGATGTTATTAAGGGCGTGATCCAATTTGTCTCAGCGCTTTTGAAGGGCGACTGGAAGGGAGCCTGGGAATCGGCGCGCGGGGTTGTTTCTACAATTTGGTCATCTATCCGTTCCATGCTGTCAAATTATTGGAACTCGATCCGCAGCACAGCTTCAAATATTTGGAACGGAATAAAAAGTGCGATCACTACGCCGATTCAAAATGCGAAAAATACGATCTCCGGAATACTTAGCACGATCCGCGGATTCTTCCCGATTTCCATCGGCAATATCTTCTCTAACTTGAAGCTTCCGCATATTTCGATTTCTGGAGGCGAAGCTCCGTTCGGAATCGGCGGCAAGGGATCTCTCCCGCACTTCAGCGTCAACTGGTATGCGAAAG